GAGCTTGATGATGGTGCCTGCGTTGATTGCCTTGCCCTTGTTGATTAGGTGTAGCTGCACTGCACGCGCGTAGTTGGTGAGGCCAGAGGCTGGGTGGTTAGCTGCTACAGATGCGTAGGTGTCTCCCTCTACAGCTGTGTAGGTGCCAGCTGGGGTTGCTACAGGCTTAGGTGCCTCTACTGCTACTGGGGTCTCTACAGCGTCTAGGGCTGCACACTCATCGTCTGCACAGTCACAGGTGTCACAGTCAATAGGCTCAAGCTCTACAGGGGCTGGGGTGTTGGTCTTCTTAGCAGGCAAAAGGTTTCTTCTTTCATTCGGCAAGGATGGTAGCGTCTGGCCAGACGTTGAGCGCCAAGTAGGTCTCGAACCCACCACCTGCTGTTTACAAGACAGCTGCTCTACCAGATGAGCTATTAGCGCGTGTTGTTGCTGAGTGGACTTGTAGGGAATCGAACCCTAGTGAGGGGCAGTCGCTATAGCGTTCTCTGCTCACCTACGTAACCTGTCAAGCCCTTGAGAGGGAGTGCACCCACCTGCCAACCCCTCAACACATGGCCGATGCCTCTTAGAGGGTGGCACATGTGGAGCCTGCAAATCTCTCTCTCATAAAGAGTAAAGGGGTTTCGATGGCCGAAAGTATACAAACAAGAAACCCCCTGCATAGTTGCAGAGGGTTCTGTCTCACCCCGATAGGGGGAGGGGCAAGTCTTAAGCGGCTTTGCGTGCGGTGATGCGTGCAGCTTCCACGCGAATCTGCTTGTCACGGTAGTTGCCGATGCTGTTTGCCTCAACGTTATAGACGTAACCTAGTGAGTCTAGGGTCTCAAAGAAGCCTGCCTCAACGTCAGGGCTTGAGAAGTGGTCAACAACAACAGTGCCATCAGCGTCAGTGTAGACGCTAAAGCCAGAGCCCCACAGCCACACCAAGCGGTCTAGCCCTCTGTTGGCTAGGCTGCGTGATACGCCTGAAGCGGTAATGGTCTTGTAAGTGTTGCCGTCAGCTGCGATGTAGGTAGTCATTATGCACCTACCGATAGAGCGCGTAGCTCTTCCTCAGCAACGTCAAAGGCGTGCTCTGCGTTGTCAATGTCTGACACGTAGCCGATAAGAACGGCCTCTAGGCGGTCTCCCAAACCTAGGTAGTTGTAGTTTGCATCCCAAAGCATCTCACGGGCTACTGAGTAGACAGCTAGCATTCCGCTGCTTGGCTCTGTGTGAATGCGTAGGTTGTTGCGCTCAGCAAGGCACTTGCCTAGCTCATCTGCGTATGTGGTGTTCATTTGGTCTTCCCTTACCTGCCAGCGCCTTGCTGACATGACTAACTCTAATACACATTCTTAGCTGAGTGCAACTATTTGTGAATGTTATTTATTCGTTACATTCTGAGATTGATGACTGTGAGCCCACAGCTGGTCAGGTAGTCCATGACCTTGTGAGGGTCACGGTGTGCATCAGCGTCAGTGATAGGCGCATACACCTTGGCCAGCCCTGAGTTGCTGATGAGCTTGGCACAGTCCATGCAAGGAAAGTGTGTGCAATAGAGAGTGCCACCCTCTACAGCTGACCTGTCTACATACAGCAGAGCATTAGCCTCAGCGTGGATAGCTGGGCACCAGCCATAAGTGCCGGGTGTGATGACACCGTTAGCGCGCTCGCAGTAGCTGCGGCAGTTGCCTGCCTGTGGGAAGCCTGCTGCTGGGCCGTTATAGCCTGTGGCAATGATGCGCTGACGTTGGTCAACGATGACAGCCCCTACCTGTGCACGGTCACACTTGGAGCGCTGTGCAACCACATGGGCCACCTGCATCCACGTATAAGACCAATCGCTCATGGTGTGTGCTGCCTTATCAGGTCTAAGAGCCAGTGCAGGATGTTTGCTTGGTTGGCTACCATCTGTGTGGTTGGCAGCTCTAGCTGGTCACGCATCAGCTCTGAGATGCGAGCGTAAGCGTCTTGCTGGCCGGCTAGGTAGCCCTCTTGATACCAACCACCCTCTTGAGTGTTTGGGTTGAGGTGGCTCACTGCTGGTCACCTTTGATTAGAGCGATTGCAAACTCTGAGCGTCTGCACGAGCAATACGGGTAACAGAGGTCATCCCTGCAACCAATGTAGGGCTCTAGCAGCTTGATGATGCGTTCACGTTCAGCCATACGTGCGTCATAGAGCAGATTCATCATGGTCTCATACTGGCGTGCGCTTAGGCCCTTATCTTCGCCCTCTATAGTCATCCAGTATTTAGTTGCGCCTAGCTCTGTGCGCTCTGCATTTAGATGCACCCCGGTGCGGTAGTCAATCATCTACTTCTCCCCCTTGATAAGAGCAATCAGGTCATGGGTGACACCAAAGCCACACTCTTGACCATCATGCGCCTCTAGAAGCTCAACAATGCGTTTGCGCTCAGTGATGACACCTGCCTCAAACTTGCGGGCAAAGGTGCGCTGTAGACGCTCAGCCCAGTCAGGCTTCATGCTGACACCTCACGGCTCAGGTGGTGCTCAATGGCCAGCTGTGTAGGTGCATGCCTGCGGTCTGTCTCAGGCCAACGGTTTACCCAAGTGCCATCGTGCAGCACTTTGATGCTCCAACCGTCATAGACCTCTCTGAGCTCAATCAGGTAGGCCACGTCATCAAGCTCACTCATCAGCGCCACCCATCAAGTCGGCAGCTCTGCGAGTGTCACCAACACGTTGAGCCTCAGCAATGCGGCCCTTACGGTAAGCAGTGACCTCAGCATTGTCACGGTAACGTCTAGCCTCAGCATCACGCTCAGCCTGCTCATAGCCCTGACGGTAAGCAAGGTGATAGATGGCCTTTATTGTCTTCTTCATTCGGCAGGCCACTCATTGTCAAGCACCATCAGCGCAATCACTGCATAGTTGGCAAGGTCAAGGAAGCTGTCACGCAGAGGCTCATTGCTTGCCTCAAGGTTGTTGTCTACAAGGTTGTTGATGCGGGCCAGCTTGTCCCACATGCGCACACGCAGACCGTTGATAGGGCCACCCGGTGAGCGGCTGATGTTGGTAGGGCCGTAGTCACGGTGCTTACGCAGCAGCAGGTCAGCCTGAATGTCAAAATACTCACGCACAAGCACATCAAAGTCATGGTCACGTGCCTCAGCAGCAGCCTCACGCTCAAGCATGGCCTTGTAAGCGGGGTGATTGGTCATTGTCATAGCGGTCTTTTTCCTTTGATTAGCTTCTGCATCTTGGCGAATGAGGCGGTTGCCTCTGGGTCTGTGGCTCCAGCTGAGTAACGGCCAGCGTGAAACATGATGTTGTCTCGCTCCCTCTGAGCTGTTGCTGATGGGCGCTTAGCACGCTCATGAGACGTGTCAGGGGTGACGTGTGGTGCATAGGTGGTGCGGGGCTTTGGGTTGAGATAGGTGCGGTCATAACGCTCAGCCTCAAGAGCAAGCCACCACTCAGCAGGTGTCTGGCTCACTGGGTGCCTCCCAGCAGGTAACGCTCAGCAGCTGCACGGTCAACGTCTAGGGCTGCGGCGAGCGCATCTAGGGCTTGGTGGTAGCGGCGGGTCTTGGTGGCTACTCTTTGGCCGTCATAAATCTCGCTTGAGAGCTTGTCTAAGAGTGCGTCACGAGCTGTGTTGGCTAGCTCTCTGACTTCAGGTGTCTGTGGCATGTTGCTATGCTTCCTGCAAAATCTGCGTTTTTGGGTATGGGGCTACTTTATACCTTAGCTTGCTCATCAGCACTTGCTTGCGCTTCTTAGACGCATTGAAGTAGATGTAGCGATGCTTGCGTGGGCGGTCTACCCAATAGACGTTCTCTGCACCAAACTTGTCAATGACTTGCGCATTGGTTAGGCCATTGGCGTAGGTGGCATGGTGCTGATGCTCTAGGCCTCTTACCTTTGGGTCACGAAACTTGGAGCTCAGCCCTGTGTAGATGAAATTGGTAGCTTGGTAGACAACACCCACATGGCGCTGCGAGCTGTCTGCGTAAGACACAATGATTTCACGGTCTAGCAGCTTGATGGTGTTACCAATCAGGTAGCTCTCACCGTTCTTAGGCACTGAGTCATCAATCCATAGGCGGGTGAGCTCATACACGTTCTGTGCTTCATCTGCACCACAGATACCCTTTAGCAGTGTGCTGCTGGCGCTTACGCCATAGACAACTACACCCATGACCTGCTGGGTTTCCCTATGGATGAGCCCAAACGCATAAGAGCATGGTGCCTTGCGGTGTAGGTAGTGGTTGGCAATCACAATCTCCATTGCCATTGAGTAAGACAAGCGCTCTATTGAATAGTCATCTGACAGTGACATGTTGCTATGCCTCCAGATTCGTAAAGTCAAAGGTCATCTGGCTGAGGCGTTTAGCGATGCCCTCGCAGTAGCGTTCCTCTAGCTCTACACCGATGACCTTGCGGCCAAGGTTGCGAGCTGCAAGCAAGGTGGCACCTGAGCCGGCAAAGGGGTCAGCTATGACACCCTCTGGGCTCTTAGCAATCAGGCGCTCCATCAGGTAGACAGGCTTGGGGGTGGGGTGGCCTAGCTTGGCTACCTCACCGTAGGCACCGTCACGGCGGTCATGGGTGACAAGCACGTTCTGCTCTGGCTTGCCTGTGAAGCCTGTGCCAAGCACGTAAATCTCTTCGTCAGCGCTAAACCATGGGTTGCTGCGCATGCCGGGGATGTTGGCTGCCTTGTGCCAGATGAGGCGGTGGCGCGTGTTGGCTGGGCGGGCAATCTTCCATGAGCCGAAGACGATGGCTGGGCGGTCTCCCCAGAGGGCTAGGGCCTTGTCTCGTGCGTCTACGTCTTGGTCATTGGCAATGGTCTCTTGGATGGCCACAGTGGCGTTGCTCATGGTGCCTGATTTCCAAGCCACACCGTAGGGCGGGTCTGTTACGAGCACGTCAGCTGCAAGCCACTCAGTGGTCTCTAGGCAGTCACCGTGATACAGCGTCACCCATTCGTCTTGGTAGTAGGGATGTGACATGTTGTTATGCCACCTGCCAAACTTTGGCTGTGCGGCCAGAGGCCAGCTTGGTGGTGCCTACGTGCTTGACGAGACCTAGACGTGCCAGCTCGCTGCGGCGGCTACGGATGCCGCTCTCAGAGGCCCGTGGAGCGCCTTTGAGGTTGCGGTAGCGGTCTACTAGGTCAACGTCTGTGCCAGAGCGCTTGAGAGCCTTGAGGATGGCCTGCTGGGTCTCAGTGATGTTGTCTACGGATGCTGCTGCCTCGTGTGAGGTCAGCGGGTCAGTGTTGCGTGCGTAAGCCATTAGCGGTTCACCCACTTGAGGCCTGCCTTGATGGCAAGGGTGAACATGCCGGCAAAGAAGATGATTGTTGCGATGACAGCAACGGCAGGAATCCTGCTGATGAGGTCTGCTGCGATGATGCCCAAGATGATGGCTGCAAAGAATCCAGCTGCGGTTAGTGCTGCGCGCATTAGGCTGCCACCTCCGCTGCTGCCTTGCGCTCAGCGTCAATAGCCTGAGTCCAAGCCACCCATGCGTCTACCAACTCAAAGATGGTGACACCGTGACGTTCAGCTATGTCAGTGCCGCGGGTGTGTAGTTGGTTCATCCAGAAACGGATGCTGTCAAGGCTGTTGTTTTCCTCAATGCGGCGGTCAACAACTGAGGTGAGCTTCTGATACTCCATGACGGCTGGGGTTGCCTTGGTGTAGGTAGTCATTATGCACCTACCTTTGCAAGTAGCTTCTCAACGTGGTCAGTGCACTTGTCGCATGAGCCAGCTTCCGCAATGAAAGTTGTTAGGTCAAGGTCACCCATGACGCGCTTAGCGGTGCCTGACTTGCGTGAGCCACAAAAGGTAAACATGTGATAGCGGCCTGCGATAGTTGTTTCTACGCCAACGTGAGTCTTTGAACCGTTGCCGAATCTAACTGATACATACTTCTTGTCCATTTGGTCTTCCCTTACCTGCCAGCTATCTGCTGACATAGATAACACTAATACAGATAGTCAGGGAATTGCAACTTCTTGTGCATTGTTATTTTTTTGTTACCTTGCTCATCAGAGAACGCAACGGTTTGGATAGCGACACGCACCCCCACATCACGTGGGTTATCGGCATACAGCTTGGAGGCATGCCAGCGCACAATCAAAGCATCATCTTCCAGCACGTGAGCATTGATGCTGAGCCCATCACCTAACGAACGGCAAAGCTTGTCCAAGTCAGGGGCCACAGTAGGCAGCAGACGCTTCACGCTCTTAGGCCGTGGCAGGTAGAACGTAGCCCAGATGACAACAGCCTCAGTAAAAGGTCTCTCGTCACCTGTAGCCACGAACGCTCTAAATACAGCGTCAGCAACAGCTGCACGGAATGGGGCAACCTTCTTGGAGGCCTCAATCATGCGGCCATTGCCAACATGGCGCTTGCTGCCCTGTGGGGCAGGCTCAACACCAGCAACTGTAAAGTAGAGCTCTTGCCTCATCGTCTACTTGACTGCCAACCCGCGATAGCGCCAACAATGGCAAACCACACACCAAACACAAACTGTGTCACAGACAGCACTGGGTGCTGAATCTGGGTTGAGCCGGCCACCAGCAAGAAGCTGACAACAAAGGCGTAGATTGCGCCAATCATTAGAACGGCACATCCTCAGCGAGCACACCAGCAGGCGCAAGCACGTCTCTGACAACATCAACAGGCCCGCGGCGGTCTACAGGCTCAATCTCAAAGGCACGCACCTTGAGCGCAACACCAGTGGTGCCGTCACGCTTCTCAAAGGTGTCCACCTTGCTCAGGTTGCCAACTACACGGATGATGCTGCCCTCAGCAGGGGTAGGCTCACCATCAGGCAGGGTCACGTCAAAGTAATCCTTGCCAACGGTCTCCCATTCGCCTGTTGCATCGTTCTTAGCACGGCGGCTGTGAGCAACCTTGATGACGGTGCCCCAGCTAAACTGCTTGGCCTCGTTTACAAAGCCCTCAAACTTCACTTCAATAGCCATCTATTGGCCCTCATTTCTTGTTAGGGTCTCACTCTTAGCGGTGAGCACTTTTGATACATCTCAAGCCTAGTGATTAGCTTGCGACATCTTTAGAGCAGACACGGCACATGACAGCAACACGGTCATGCTCACAGCGCTTAGGCGGATTCAACTTTGCTTGGGCCTCTGCGGCTCGCTGCTCATCTCGCAGACGTGCTGAGGCGGCAAGCTCAACCTCACGCTTACGCGCATTGGACTCTGCTGCCAGCGCAGCCTTTTCCTCTGGGGTGCGCTCACGCTCAGGGTAAGGCTCAGACTCCCAGCCACCTGCGTTGAGCCAAGAGGCTGGGTAGGGGATGAATTGCTTGGGAGGCAGGTTAGGGTCTGCTGAGAGTCTGCGAGCGCCTGCCACGATGGTGGCTGACTCAACCTCTTTGCATGCCTTGGCGAACGCTCTCTGCGCAGCAAGCTTCTCCACCTTGCGTGGGTAGTGAATCCAAAACTCATTGAACGCAACCTCAAGCTCTGCTTGGGGGTATTTCTTAGGTTCTTGTTGTTCTTGAATAATGTTGTTCTTAGTGATTGGATTGCCCAACGTAGGCTTATCCAACGTAGGTAAATCCAACGTAGGTGAGGTGTCAGGGTCTCTGGTGGTGTAGGTGTAGTCAGACAAGTGCCCTAGTTCATTGCGAACACGGGCCTCTGAGCGCTCCAGATAGCCTGCCTCAATTAGCTCACTGACAGATGACCTGATGGCATCAATGCCGCACTTGTTGGCATCAGCAAGGCTTCTGAGGCTCACAGACCATCCGGGGCGGTGAGACATGAGTTGAGCAAGCAGACCAATAGAGCGCAAGCTCAGGTTTGGGTCTCGCAGCCAAGCGTTAGGCAGCTGGGTGTAGTGGTCTTCAAAAGTGTGGTGACCGCGTATTAGTGGCATAGTAAATCCTTCCTAGACAATCACCTTACGGCCAAATTGATTGTCTAGCAAATACCATTCTTGCGTCTGCGTGTCATAAACAGATGTGGCCATTGGGTCTTGCCAAGAATCAAGCTTCCACCCATAGCGTTTAGCCTGTGCAGCTGCCTTGTGATTGCTCTCAATGGCACCGTTCATTGCTGAGCAGAGCACGATGATGTTAGAGGGCACATCACGTGCCTTAGACCCACCCATGCCACGGTTGGCCCGATGGTTAGGGGATAGGGCCTCAGTCTCGCCACAGTGCAAACACCCGCCATCACGTGCCAGATACTTGCCAAACTCTTTAGGGGTCAACTGGTCTTCCATTGCAGCTCAATCATGCGAGCTGAAGTCTGCACAGCCATCATTGACTCTGTGAGGTGTTTGAGCTTGAGCCTGATGCGGTTGACCTCAACCTTGGCCATAGATGCCTCTTCGCGTGCGTCAGCGGCTGCCAGCTTGGCAACAGCCTGCCTGTCCACCACAGTGCCCTGTGCGTCTAAGAGCGCCAGAGCCTCCACACGGTCTGCTGCAAGCTCCAAGGCCACTAGGTTGCGCTCAGCCTCTGCTAGCAGCTCTATGCCCCTCTCAGAGGTTGCACGGATACGGCCCAGCTCGCGCACCACATCAAGTGGGGTTTCTAACTCAGTCAATGTCTGCCTCTTCTATCTGCGCCTGCTTCATGATTAGACGCAGGTGTAGGCGCTTGACCTCAGCATCAAAGGGGCGTGGGTCACGGTCTGCGTCACGGTAAAAGTCAGCCACCTGCCTCAGCTGGTCAAAGGCCTCTGCAAGAATCTTGCGGTCTCTAACAAGCGGGTGCACATGGTCAGGCAAGAGTGTCCACCTTGGCCTTGATGGCGTTTAGCACCTCATTGCCGGCGCGGCGGGTGCGGGCCTCGTTGTAGAGCTGACGTGCAGCATCAACGTTGGTGAGCGCTGCAATCTCTGCCTGCCAGTTGCGGGCATCAGGTGTCTTCTCTTGACGGTTGCGCACTTCCTCTTGAGAGGCAATGCCCTTGCGTGTGTCTACAGCGAGCGCTGCAACCATGGCGCGGCCCCAAGCTGCGGTCTCAGCGTTCTGCACCTCTGAGTCTCGCGTGAATTGGGTAGGGCCGGGGATTGGCTCCCAAGCGGTGCCGATGCCGGGGCGTGAGTCATCAGGTGTGCGGTAAGCGGCAGCCGTGTAGACCACCCAATCCTTGCCAGCCACGTTGACAAACTGAAGGCTCTGCTGCTGTAGCGAGCCCTCTGGGAACTTGTCCCTAAACTCAACGATGCGGGTGGCCACGTCAATGTAGTCAAGTGGCCCCTTGTAGTTTTGTGCCATGTTGCTATCCCTTCTTGGTTACTAGATACGGGGTGCCGCCCTTGCGAGCTTGACGAGTAAGCACCCACTGGTCATAGAGCAAGCCACGCTTGGCTGTGCCCATCGCCTCAAGCACTCTGGCCCTCAGCTCGTTCATGTCACTCTCACACTCAGCCAGCTGCTCCATCGCTTGGAAGTAGTGCAGGCCCAGCTCACCTAGCTCAACGCTGCTGTCAGAATCAATGTCTGGGTGCAGCTCGCGCACGGTGTTGTAGGTGGAGAGCATGGGGGTTGACAGCTCAGGCTTACCGTCAGCATCAACGTAAGCAGCGCGGAATGCATCAACAGTGGCAAGGTTGGTGTCATGCTCAAAGCTGTCAGCCTCAATCTCAAACTCACGGTATTTGGAGCCACTAAACAACACCACCACATAGGCGTGCTTGAGCCCAAAGGTCTGTAGATACCACTGCACCTGAGTGCGGTAGTAGACAGGCACACCATCAGCCCATGCGTCTTCGTAGCGGGCAGTCTTGACCTCAACGATGCCTAGCGAGCCATCAGCGGCCTGATAGAGGGCATCTGGGTTAGCTATCTGCCAACCACGCTCACGATGCTGCCAAGTGCCACAGTCAGGCTGCACAGCCAGCTCAGGGTGGTCATCCATAAAGCGGCCCAAGATGGCCGGCTCCAAACGTGTGCCCCACTCCATCGCATCATTGCGGGGGATGTCAGACTCAATCAAACCCTTGCGCTTAGCCCACCACGTGTAAGGCGATTCCCAAGGATTGCAGCCAACAATGGTGCCAACGTCAGAGCCACCAATGCCAGTAGCTCGCACACGATGCCACTCAGGTGACTGATTAGCAAAAGTGCCAAGGTAAACAGCGTCTGAGATGGTGTCAGGTAGAGCCTCTAAGATGTTTATTGTCATCAGGTTTCCTTCCCTTAGTCTGGTGACCGCAGGCAGGGGTTGAGCGGTTATGCTCCCCCTGTTTTGCATTTCCAGAGATTAGTAACTACTGTTAACTGTAGTAATACTCACTGACATTTAGATAAGGGACTAGACATGTTTGACGAAGGCTTTAGAGTCAACCCAGAGCTTGTTGCACTATGGCGTGCACAGGATGAGGCAGACGAGATTGTGGGCTGCACCAACTACCCAGACCTCTTTTACCCAGACGTGCGCGGGGTAGGGATGGCATCCAACACACAGATGGCAAGAGACCTCTGCGCTGCTTGCCCAATCGTGGCTATGTGTGCCGCTTACGGCATCAACCATGAAGAGCACGGCATCTGGGGTGGCCTCACTGAAGATGACCGCAAGAGCATCCGTAGATTGCGGGGGATGGCAGCATGAGCTACAAGCGCATAGAGGGAACCATGACCTTTGAGGCGCAGTGCAAACGCTGCGGCTACCTGTTCACATTCAGCGAGCGCACACTATTGCGTGGCGGCTATGACACTGAGCACTGTGGCAGTTGCAAGGCTGTGCCTGCTCTGACCATCTGGCGCAACGGGGTGCGCTGTGTGCCATGGCAGGGTGACTTTGACCTAGACAACTACTGGCCGCTCAAGGATGGGCAGCCGCACTTGGTGGGGCCACGCAGCTGCGGTAACGCTGACTGTGTAGTGCCCTCGCACGTGCAGCTACAGGCGCTCGCCTGCTAGAGCATCTACCAGACGCTGCACAGCACGGTCTGAGGCCTTTTTAGCGCCATCCTTAGTGATGTTGCGTAGCTCGCCTATCTCTTCGAACGTGAGGCCGTCACGGTAACGCCAAGCAAGCACCTGCTGTAGCTCAGGGTTGAGCCCCCAGTAGGTCTGCTTGATGTCTGTGAGCAGAGTCAAGGCGTTGTCAAACGATGCCGGCACAGAGGCAGCCACGCCACTCACAGGGTTCTCTAGCACTGTGGTCTGTGGGATGTCTTCAAAGATGAACGGCAGAGCACGCTCAACCAATGGCACCGTGTAGTAGTTGTCAGCTGCGATAGGTCTACCCACGCGGGCAGCCTGCTCACGTGCACAAAACCTTGCAGCCTCACGGCGCAGAGACACATACAGCTTGCCGTTGTCACCCGGCTCATCTCGCCAACGCTCTAGGTTGCGCATGTTCTCCACCATCCACAAGAACAGGTGTGATTGCAGGTCATCAACCTCAACGGCTGACCACTTGGAGCCGATGCGCCACGCAACCTTAGAGGCAAGACGGATTTCAGATGGGTTTACGGTCAAGGTGTGTCCTAGATGTTTCGTGCTGCGACACGAGTGCGCGGCCAGCGGTAAGGTGATAGAGATTCAATAGGTTGGTGCTTAGTGATGGTGCCCTTGACAATCAACGGGTCAGAGACCAACCCAGCAGACTGGCTAAACCAAGCTGACGCATCACACAAGGCACCACCCATAATGAGGTAGGTGTCACCAATGAGCTGCTGCGCAATCAGGTGGTGGTAGTGGCCTACAAACAAGATGTCTGAGTCACCAATAGGGTCACGTGTGGCAGCCATGGATTTGAACCAACCAAGTAGCTTGTTAGCTGGGGAGCCGGCAGCTCGCGCAATGTGACCATGCGTCAAGCCAACAACCCAGCCCTGCACTTCAACGGTGAGGCTTAGGCGCTCTTTGGCGGGGAAGCTGAAGGTAACGTGCTCAAACTTTTGAGACAGAGCAAACGCCTCAGCAATCTGCTCAATCACTGCCACGTCATCGTTGTCTCCCAGCGTGGTGTAAGCCTTGCCGTTCTGACGGTTCTCACCGTGGTTGCCCGGCACTACAGCCACATGCACTGGGAGGCCCAAGGATGCAATCTCAATCAGAATCTCTGACACAAGACGGCGCACAAGCTTTACCTGCTCACGGCGGTCAAGGGTCACAGAGAACGTCTGCATCTCATACCAGCCGCTGATGCCCTCAACAAGGTCACCAGTGATAGGCACAAAGATGCTTGATACAGGCTTGCCACCCTTGGCCAAACTAATCAAGTCTTGCTTGACAAGGCTAGGAATCTCTAACGCTCTAGCAACCATGCCGTCAAGGCCGTCACCATCTGCCTGACCTGCCTGCAAATCGGTGATTTGAATGAAGTAGGTGCGAGCATCATCAGACTCAACTACCTTGGGAGTCTTTGGCTTAGCCTTCTTTGCTGCGGCAACAATGTCATCAAGGTCAACACCAGCAGCCTCTAAGCGTCTGCGCTTGATGCGGGCCTTGAAGTAGTAGAAGCGCTTTATCTCGCCACCACCAATGTTGCCATCCCAAGCACGCACCTCAACGGTGCTGCCATCAATAGCAAACTCTGTTGCGTCAATGCCCTCTGGTAGCAGCTCGCGCAAGATAGCATCCCAGTCACTTGGTGCTTCTGCTAAAGGCTCAGTGACCAAGACACCAGTCTCAGCCCCAAGCGTTACTCCGGGTGTCCAACCTGCTGGGTGCTTATGCTTACGGCCTCGCTGCACCTCTACAGATGCGCCATCAGTGCCTATCGCTAGCAGAGCATCTAGCTTGCTACGTTCGTTCATCCAACCAACAACTTTCTACATGAGCACACGCCACGGCGGTGATAATTGATTACTGTGCCACCAACGTCAATGCCAGCACTGAGCAGACGCTCACGCAGCTGGTAGTCAGAGAGACCACCCTGCTTGTAACTGGTGTCAACAAGGTTCTGCACAGCAGACTTGTAAGGCTCATCCAAACTGGTGATGAGCTGCGCCACCTTGCAAGGGGTAGCCGCCTTAGCTGGGATAGGTTCCAGCAACACATCTAAACTCATTGATTCCCTTTCAGACAGCCCATGTTGAGCTGCTATCAACAAGCCTAGCGATAATACAGACACCCACGCAGGCAACATAACCTCAGCGTGTCGCGTCTGTGCCATGTTGCTATGGCCCATCAAAGGTAAGGCGGGTGACCCCCTGAGCTTCTAGCACTTTACGGATGTGCACCTGATGCTCAACAGCTGCATCAAGGCGAGACTGCCGGCCATAGGTGCGGTCAAACACAATGAGGTCACGGCCATCATCAAGGTTGCAGATACCATACAGCTCGCAGGTATCTTGCTTGAGCACCCAGTCAAAGACCAAATCCTCATCAGGGGTGAATGGGCGGGTCATCGCCACCATCATGCCTGCACCACACCACGCCTCAGAGTCACCGTAGGCAATGTGCCGTGGCCACAGGTCAGACCACTCAAGGCCCTCAAGGCCCTCAACCTCAACTGCAATCACGCTCTGCACCCCTCTATGTCAGCTCATCCAACTCAATGATGCGCCTACGGATTGGCACACCATTCTTGCCGTCATGTGTCTCGTCAGCCTCCACATACAAGAAGCCGTCAGCGTCAGGTGCGTAGGCAACCACCAGACCCTTCTCAGCTAGGCCCTCAAGCCACGCATCAAGGCGGTCTGCCTCATCTTCGGTCAGCTGCCCATCAGCTCTGCGCCTGCCCAGCAACCTCAGCATCCGTGCTGGGTATTGGGTCAGATGCTCACCCTTGACACGCCAAGGCAACTCATCGCGGTAACGCATGCCATCCCTCGCTAGGCCAGCCTTAGAGAGAGCCACAGACACCGTTGACCGGGCTACTACCACGCCTGTGGTGGCGCGGATGCGGTCTGCTATCTGCTGATGAGTCAGGCCCGCCTCTACAAGTTTGGCAAGCTCTGAGGTTGGTGGGAGCAGTCTGGGCGCAGCCACGGCCTCACATCCCCCTAATGGCTTCCGTGCTCTACCTGTTTGGCTTCATGACCACCCTCTTGGCGGTAGACGCAACGTAGCAGCACGTGACTCTGCGCTGCAACAGAGACATGTTGCTATGGCGTGTCCAGACAAAACAGGCATCAGGGGTGCCCGAATTGTCTCTGGTAAACTTGCAGGTCAGAGCCCCAATCGCAGTTGAAGCAAACATGGCACTAGAGTGTCTGTGTCATGTTGCCATGATGGGAGTGAGCGCAAGTGCCCAAGCTGAGCCAAGCGAGCAGCGAGTATTACCAGCACCTCATAGCCATGGGGCACCCTGTGTCCACGGCTAAGAACAGGCGGCAAACGTTTACAGCACTGGTGCGTGCAGTGGGTGACATAGACGCTGCTAGTGTGACCCCACGCCACGTAGACAAGTTCTTTGGCAGCAACAGCCACTGGTCTGCTGGCACACGAAACAACAGACTCAGCCACCTGAATCTGTTTTTTGACTGGTGCCGTTTCAGGAGATACATGCCCAAGGTGAGTGACCCCACTCATGGATGGAAGACCCTTGAGTATTCCATTCCTGAGAAATTGCGCATCCCGCGTAACGAGTGGCCCCGCCTTTTCAATGCGTGTGAGACACCAATAGAGACGGCAGCTGTAGCCACTGGGCTCTACGCATTCTTGCGGGGGAGTGAGCAGCAGCGGTTGCAGCTCAAACACATCCACCTCAATGAGGCTAGGCCCCGCATGCAAGTGCATCGCATCAAGACCAAGAAGTGGGCTGTGGTGCCCATTACTGATGAGCTAGAGAGTTATCTGAGGCCACACCTCACGTGGATGTCTGAGCAGGGATTCAATAACCCAGACCACTATGTGCTGTGCTCCAAGTTCTCAGCCGTCAACAAGGCTGGTGGTGGCTTCATCAAGGGCTCTGGTGGGTGGAATCCTGACAGGCCCTTTAGTAGGCCCTACACGGTCATACAAGGCGTGCTGAAGCGTGCCGGCTACCCCACGTTTAGAGAGGGTGAGCACACGCTCAGACGCTCAGGTGCACGTGCACTCTTTGAGGCCCGCCGCAGAGACGGCTATGACGGTGCTCTAGGTCTTGTGCAGGCGCTGCTAGGCCATGCCAAGTCTGAGGTCACTGAGGCCTACATAGGCGTGACTCTCAACGAGCTGCTGCTGCACGAAGAGTTGGCAGGTAGACCCATGTTCTCAACTGCCCAAGATGCAACAGTTGTCCCCATTCGTAGGGAGATGTGATGGCTAAGACCACCGTGCTTGTCTGCGATTTTGACCATGGGGGTTGCCAAGCGAACGCAACATGCTACAAAGTGTGGCGAGACGGTGACAGGCAGGCATGGAACATTGACCTGTGTGACGAGCATGCCAGTCCACTGCTGGCCATCGTTGATGGTGCTGAGCGCACTGAGCTACCTGCAAGGCCAAGGGTCAAGCTAGAGGCCACGCAGCTACGCACCACAGACAAGACCAGACCGCTCAAGAAGTAGGAGACCCCCATGGTTCGGAGGCAGAAGGCACATGACCCCACCAAGACAACAAGACGCAAAGCAGAGCCTGTAGAGGTTCGCAACATCGCACACCCCAAGGTCTGGGCTCTCGCTCTGACCGTGGCAGGCGGCAACGCCAAGCTCATCACAGTGGAGACCCCCGGCAGAGTCTCCATCCTGCTAGAGACAACCCCATGACTTCCGCGGGCTGACCACCCCCCCGTTCTCAGCTCGCGGAACGCAGAGCACCCCCCAGAAGCCATCACAAGCCTCTGGGGGGTGTCTCTGTTTGGTTGCCTAGTCTTGGTTGAACGCCTCGTCAACCTCAGTCTTGGTCAGCTTGCCGTCTCTGTAGTAGGCGCGGCCTATCGCAGCCCACACACTCAGCGCGGCTGCAATCCCTGCTATCACAGCAGCCTTCCACGCGGCCACATCCATGACAGATGAAGCAGCCATAATCAAAGCTACCTCTGTGCCTACTAGGGCAAGAGTGCGCTTGATTGCATCCCATAGAATCTTCATTTGGTTCCTGTCTTGCGGTCATTACTTGAGGGTGACTACATCACCGGGGTGCAGTGCCTTGTTGCTGTTCAGCTTCTGGAGCTGGTGTGTGCGCTCATTGGTGGTCAGCCCCTTGACAGGGTGAGCCTCTGCAATGGCCCAGTAAGAGTCACCAGCCTTGACCTTGTAGGTGGCCTTGGCAGCAGGCTTAGGCGCAGCAGCAGGGGCTGGCTTGGTAGCAGGTGCAGGCTTGGTTGCTACAGGCTTAGGTGCAGGCTTAGGGGCAGCCTCGTAAGCTGGCCGGCCAACACCAACAATGAAGTGGTAAGGGCGGGCCTTGGCATAAACACCCTGCCCAAGGTTCTGAGACCCTGTAGGGCTGGTGTTGCCCTCATACGTGTAGACCAGCTTCTTGGCGTGGTCAACCTTGTAGCAGATGCCAACATGGTCAGCGTCACTCAGGTCACCGTCAAAGGCCATGAACACCACGTCACCCGGCTGAGCCTCACGTGCATGGAAGAACGCCTTGTGCTTGCGGAACCAGTTAGACCCAGCGGTGCAGCTGGCGAAGCCCTTAGCAGACGATGCGGCTACGAGCTTGACAGCCCCTGCCTCGTTGAAGCAGTAGCTCACGAACATGGCGCACCACGCATTGTGGTTGAGCCCATACCAGCGGCCAAAGAGGGTGTCATCAGACTTGCCCTCAACATAGTGCTTGTCAACAAACACCTTGGCAGCAGCAATAACCTTAGCGGGGGTAGTCATAATTAGCCTCCAATAGCTTTCATGATTGCGGCACCGATGCCGCCAGATGCGAGAGCAATGCCGGTGTAAAGCCACACCTTCTGCTCAATGATTCTGATGCGCTTCTCATGGTCTAGCAGGTTTCTCGTAGCCCACTCAACGTGAGAGGGCAGACGCTCATTCAAGATGGTCACCTGTCTGGTGAGCTCTAAGATTTGCTCTTCCATCATTAGGCAGTAAGGGCAGCAATCTGTGCCTCAGTGAGGCCCAGTGCAATGAGTGCAGCAATAGCGTCAGCCTTGTCAGCAGCCTTCTGCTCTTCAGCAGCTACACGCTCAGCCTCAGCCACAGCAGCCGCAGCAGCATCAGCTTCAAGCTGGGCAATTTCCTCAGCCGTCAAAGGAACAGATACCTGCTCGCCGGTAGAGCAGTCAACAATAATCTTGGTTGGTGTTTCGGTAGCCATTTTGATTTCCTTACTTGTTATGCGGTTGTAACGGTTGCGCCGCCAGAGCCCTTGGTGATTGTGTAGAGCGAGATAGTTGAGCCTTCAGCCCATGCTGCTGTCAGTGCTAAGCCTGTTATAGCCGCAGTGCCAGACCATCGGCCTGCTTGAGCGGCAAGACCATTGGCTGCTGCGTTGTTCTCTCCAACAGTCTCAATGAGAACAGACTTGATAGCGCTGCCTGCATAGTTGGCTATGAAGATGTTGCCAGAGCTAAAAGTTGATGCTGTGTAAGATGATGGATTGACCAGCTTCTGGCAGGTGATTGCTGAGACAGCAGACTCTTGGCCAGCGCTAGTTGCTGAGCCTGTGCCTAGCATCCACTTAGATGAATACGTAGTAGTAGTTACACCGTTGAATGTCAGCGTAGCAGTGGAGGCTGTGGTGGTGCCTCTGCCAGATACCTGAACAAGAAGGTCAGTGGCATCTTGAGGGATGCTGCCGAAATTGATTTGGCTGGCTCCGCCAACACCAATGGTGACAGTAGATACAAGTTTTATAGTCATGACTAGAGCACCCCATAAAGTGTGAACGTTGACCCAGCAGCGAATCCGCTACCGTTAGCCAACCCAATCTTGAGAGTAGTAAGTGCCGTGTTGCTATTCCATCTGCCAGCAATCACATCCAATTTGGCATCTACCTCACCAACAACATCCATTAGCACTACCTTCGCCTTATCCGTAGTTGAGTAATCCATGATTTGAGCACGGCCCATGAAGCTTCCAGAGGGGTCTGCATTTGCGTAGTAGCCACCAAAGTTCATGAATGATTGGGTGCTTGTCTGAGAGCCAGCTGTGGTGCCATTGCTGCCCATTTCAAAGTGCAAATACACAGATGTAGCCATGCCATTGAAAGTCAACCGTAGACCGGCAGCTGTGCTTGAGCCAGCAGTTAGTGTTGTTTGCGTAACCAATACAAGGTCACGATAGTTTTGGCTGATGCTGTCAAAGGTAACTGAGGCAACGGCACCAGTTAGAGTGACGTTACCCAGCGGGATGTAAGTTGATGTTGCCATTGGTTACCCCTTGATTCCGTAAAGAGCCAAGCGAGAGCCTGTAGCAAACGAGCTGGCATTGGCAGATAGTGAGATGGATGAGATGGCGGCAGTGCCAATGAACAAGCCTGAGTCCATTGCGACACGGCTAGGGGTGCCAGCTAGCGCACGCACAGTCTTGTTCTTGGTGGTTGACATGTAATCTGGTAGGTCAATAATCATGGCACCGAACGAAAATGCCGCAGCAGATGCGCCAGCAATGTCTAGCAAGACCATAGATGTGCCAACAGCGTTAGCGCCGCTAAGCGTGCTGGTGCCGTCTCCATACATGTAGTGCGAGACATACGATGACGTTGCTACACCATTGAATTGCAGTGTCACGTTAGTGTTAGCAGCGGACTGGGTAGAGCGGCCAACTATACGAATCTGCAAGTGCTTATACGTCTGGGGGATAGAGCTGAATGAGACTGTGGCTGTGTTAGCACTGAGCACTGTGCTACTAATCAGGTCAAAAGTGCCGGCAGCACCAGAGGCAAAGAATCCAAGCGGCCCTAGCATGATTAGGCCGCCATGTTTCCGGCAAGCACATACTGACCAGACGCAATGCACACAAGCGAACAAGCCGCATACTGCTTAGCAGTCTTCAAGAAGCCATCAGCAGACATCAAAGTAGCGCCTGATGCAACAAACGTAATCTGGCCCGAACCCATCTGAATAAAGTCAATGCGGTCACCCGGACTTAGTGTGGCACCAACAGTCACAGTCACAGCAGCACCAGACAGCACATACTTGTTCTTGTCAGCTACAGCAACCGTGTAGGTAGAGGCAGTGCTCAGGTCTTTTACGGTGGTGTCAAAGGCAACACGAGCATCAGTGACAGCAGCCGCTGAGATGGTAGTTGCTGCGGCAGCCACAGATACGGTGCCAAGCAACTGTTGCCAAATACCAGCATCAGTCTGCACAAGAGCAGGTGCTGTAGGTGTTGACGCTGCTGTGCCTGTAACAACCTTGAGCAAGATGGTATTAGCTGTAGGGTCAAGCTCAAGCACCACGTTGTCAATACGTGCCAGTGTTGCATGAGCTGCTGCAACAGCAAGAGTCTCAGTAGCTGTTGATGCGTAGTAGTGGCCGCGCACCATAGACTGGCCAGCATTGACCTTGACCTGCATACCAGACGAGTCACCAAAAGGCTTGAGCTTGGTGCCCAGAGTGCCAGTGACACCCTCACCAATGTTGCGAGCCCACTGAGAGAATTGCGTCTCTGTAGTGTCTACGTTCTCAAAAGGCCAACTTGTTTGTGCCATGTGCTTTCCTTACTGTGTTGTTTAGCCAGCGGCTGATGTGCTGGTCATTTGAACCGCAGACCAATAGACGGTGGTATTAGAGATGTTGGTTCGGTAGATGTAGATGAGGGCACCTGTAGCTGTAACGCTGGCAGCTGACACTTCCATCACGTTTGAGCCGGGCACTGTAGAGCTAGCAGTCACAGTCACAATCGGTGGCACAGTGAAGCGGCCAGCAGGGAATGTGATTGCGGCTGAGGTTGGAGTGTTAGCCACAGGTGTGATTGACACTGAGCCGGCAGCCATCGCATACGGCAAGCCTGTGCTCTCTTTGAATGCAGAGAGAGAGGTAGTGCCAGTGCCACCGTTAGCAACGCTTACAGGCAGAGCAAAGGCAAGAGACTCTTTGAGCTCCAAAGCGTTTACACGCGTTGCTGTCTGAGTCTGCTTGCGAGCAACCAAGGCCTCATAGTCCACACCAGAAGGCTCACCAACCGTGGCACCAATACGCAGACCATCAGCATCAATGCGCAACGCCACAGAGGTGACAACAGCTGAGACTTCCTGCTCACCAACCGTCACACCAACCTTGTCACCAAGGTGCCAGTCAATGCCATAGCGCATCGTCAAGTCAGATGAGGGCACAATCTCCACACTGGTCAGGGTCTTGCCAGTCTTGGCAAGCTCTTCCTGTCCACGCTGTAGCAGATTGGCAGATGCGGATTCGTTGTTGTCATCAATAAAGCGCTCAATGCGGCGGGCCCAAGCACTCTCAGCCGCCACAGAATCAGACGTGCTGACTGAGACAAGCATGCGGCTAACACCAGTGCCAGAGCCACCTACTATGGCGCGTGTAGCCTCTGGCGATGAGTAGCCGTAGCCAGACTTAGAGAGTGTGTTGTTAGCGATGTCCATGCGGATTTCCGCACTGCGGTCAGCAGGGGCACTGACTACAAACTGTAGCTGTGAGCCAATCTGCTTCACATCAAAGTTGAGGCTATCAATGCTGGCAAGGTTGTCCAGCAGCTCGCCAAGAATCTCAAAGCGTGCAGAGCCAGTAAGGGTAGAGCCCACCATTGGGTCAACCGATGCAGCCAGCTGTGTGAGCTTGCGGCCAGCAGGGGCCAGCACACCAATGTTGCGGTCAACGTAAGCGCACATGATGGATGAGGCCACACCAGCCCGCACATCGTTAGCAGTGGCACCAAGTGCAGGGTCTGCATTAGATGGGTCTGGGAAGGCTAGATGGTCAGCCAGAATCACTGAGTCATCAACACCAGCAATCTGCCACTCACCCTCTGGGTCTTGGCTAGTCTTGTCCAACGTGGCGCTAGTAGTAGGGCCAGACAGGATGACACCCTGCGGGCCAGTCACAATCAGACCAGCACCCGGCTGACGTAAAGCCTCAGCCATGTCATTGCCAGCAGGCAGTGTGATAGACCAGTTGCCCACATTGTTGAGGCGCAGCACAGACTCAAAGCCCACAAGATACTGAGCTGTAATCTGACCAACACGAGTCAGGGTGCTATCACGCACCTCAACCGTTATCTCACTGACCTTCATTAGTGCATAACCTCAAACCGTGGGGAGTAGTAGCAGGTCACCTTGGTGGCAGTAGTTGCCCCAGTGCCTGCAACTTCCATGGCTGTGGTGCCGGGTGGGAGAGCAAAGAGCTTAGGTGCTGTGCCAAGTGAGCCATACATGTTAGTGCCAGCATCATCAACAACAGTGCCAGCCTCTGTGTCTATTGTAATTGTTACACCGTCAGCAATAGCTGCGACATACGAGAACGAAGAAGAACCGCTAGTGACTGTCAAGCCCTCAATAGGGCCACGGATAACCCACGTTGGATAAGTGTCTACGTCACCAACATTGTTAGCAGTGATGGAGCCAAGTGCCTGCGATGACGAGACCTTTAGCTTGCTGAGCTGGGGGAGTAGACCACGGCCTGTGACCGCTACTACGTTGAAGCTCTCGCTTGTGGTGCGCTGCCAGAACGGCTGAGGCGCTTGCAAGGTGATGGCCCAGCGGCAGTAGGTGTTGCCAGCGTCAGTCCCAAATTGGGTCTCTGCACCAGCTGTGTAGTGAGCATCCAAGTAGACGCTTGTGCCATCGCTGTAGTTGGCCTGCACACGTGTAGGGCCGTTGCTGTCTTGGAGCAGGCGTGCAAGGCGGCGCAGCTTGGTCTCAACATCTGCACGGTCTGTGCCCAGCACCATGATTGGCAGGTCAATGTCACGCACACCACGCTTGGATGAGCGCCACACGCCACCGTTGCCAGCTGACGGCTCAATGCGCACGCTGGTGGATGGGATACCAAAGCCACTAACGCCAGTGGTCAGGATGAAGTCACCATCATCAGCCAGCTCAATGGTGTCTCCATTGGAGCCGATAAGTGACAGGGTTACGTTTACCATCCGGCAACTACCTTTCCGCGCTTCATAGCTGTAAACAAAGCCTGCTCAGAATCAAGAGACTGATTTGGTGCGGCATAGTAGTTGAGGGTCTGGCCTGAGCTGCTGCCAATTCCCATCATGCGCTCAAAGTCTTTGAGTGGTGTGACAACCTCTGGGCCAGCCTCACCAATGATTGCCTGCGTTGGCCGGCTAACAAATCCACCCTTAGCCATGAGTGGGATGCCGCTGGCCTGAAGGATGCCTGCAAGTGAGGTGGTGTTGACCCGTGTGGTGGTGCCTACGCCAGCCTGACGGTGAGCATCGTTAGATGCCACGGTGCCTTGGCTACCTGTCAATCTGGTAGAGCCGCCACCCCCGCCGCCGCCGCCAGTCTTAGGTTTGACAACAGCACCCCTAGAGATGACGCTTGAGATGCGCTCAGTAAACTTGTCAGCCAGAGACTTCATCTGGTCTTCCAAAGCCTTCTTCTTAGCCTTGAGCCCATCAACAATGCCCTGTGCAACCTGAATGCCTTGGTCAAAGAGCACGCCACCAGCTGTAGTAGCTAGAGCGTTAGCAGTGGCATCAGCCTCAGCAGCAAGACTGTTGAGCTGTGTAATCGTCTCAGCACCACCAGCCTGAATAGACTTAGCAAAGTCAATGTTGCCAGACTCAAGCACCTGCTTGTAAAGGTTGTCAGACAGACCAGCAGCCTTGAGGTCAGTCAGGATGGCAAGCAGTTCCTTGTTTTTAGCAATGCGGTCTTGCAGCTGCTTCATCGCATCGCCAGCAGAGGTTGCATCTTGGATGTTTAGCGCGCTACCAAACTTGGCCTTCATTGAGTCAATGTAGTCAGACTTCTCTTTGAGCAGGTCAGTGAGTTTGGTCTGAGCCTTCTCAAGGTCAGCAACAACCTTGGCATGCTTGCGGGCAAGAGCGTTGAGGGCAACCGTGTAAGACTTGATGATTGCGTTGGCAGCTGTCTTGGCACTGGCAGTAATCTTGCCATCCTTGAAAGCTGCGGCCACCCACTCAGTGACCTTCTTCATAGATGAATTGATAGAGGCAACGTCACCAGTGAGACCCTTGTTGAGGCCCTGAATGATGTTCCTACCAAACTCTTGGAACACCTTAGATGGCGAGTGAATCCCCATCATGTTCTTGAAGCCCTCAATGGCGTTATTGGCGATGTCACCAAAGAAGTCACCGATGCCGCCAGCAGCAGCCTTTACACCGTTGATAAGACCATCAATGATGTTCTTACCCATGGCCATAAACTTGGCAGGCAACCCACCAATGAAGGCAACGATGTTGTCCCAGTTCTTGATGATGATGCCAAGCAGAGTCCAGTTGAGGAAGACATCAACCATCCACTGAGCTGCCTGCTTGACCCATGCAACGATGGCATCCCAAGCCTTGACCGTAAACTTCTTGATGTTGTCCCAGTTGGCAATGATGATTGCAACGAGACCAACAACAGCGGCGATGACCCAGCCGATAGGGCCCATGGCGATAAGCCACGCGGCAGCCATGCGGGCAGCTTGAATCAGAGATTGCACACCCATCAGCACCCAGCCACCAATAACGATGGCTGTCTGCACTAGGAAGATGGCAGCATTGGCTACGGCACCAGCAGCTGTGATGACCCAGCCCAGAACCACCTTGGCAGCGTTGACCGTTGCGGCGATGCCTTGAGCAACCCAGCCACCGATAACGAAGGCTGTCTGCACTAGGAAGGATGCGGCACCAGCCACAGCAGCAGCAGCTGAGACAACCCAGCCGGCCACCGTCTTGGCAGCGTTGACTGTGGCAGCAATACCCTGCATGACCCAGCCGCCAATGGTCTTGTAGCTGGCGATGAGCTGAGACGCAGATGAGGTGATGGCAGCCCCAGAGGCTGTCAGCCAAGCACCAACAGCAGCCACCATGGAGGTGATGATTGCTGGCATAAAGATTGTGAGTAGGGCTCCAGCAACAATGCCAACAATGTAGCCATACTTTTGAAACCACTCATAGGCAGAGCCAAGTCCCGGCAGCAGGTTCTCATTGGTAAAGGTCACCAAGGTAGTCAGCACAGGCAGCAACGCTGTGCCCACCGTGATGCCAAGGTTCTCCATGTTGGCAGTCAAGATGCGCTGCTGGTTAGCAAGGCCACCAGAGGTGCGAGCAAAGTCACCCTGCTGAGTGGCTGTCTGCTCCATGATTGCTGCGTGAGCTGCAAGCACCTTCTGCTGAGGTGTCAGAGTGCCAGTGACCTTCTGACCAGTCTCATTGAAGTAGGCCTGCTTGAGAGTTGCGTCATCAAGTAGCACACCAAAACGGCGCAGAGGCTCAGCCTCACCACGTAGACCAGAGCCAATCGCTTGGATGGCCTCATCTACAGAGGTGTTGTTGAACGATGCCAAGTCCGTAGCAAGCGACACCATGCCTGTTGAGAACAGTGCATTGTCTTCACCAGCTAGACCAGCAGCCTTGCCATAGATACCAAAGGTCTTAGCAGCATCAAGCACCTGAGTCTTAGACTGACCCAGTGATGTGGCACCAGCAGCAGCAAACGCTTGGATGACACCAGAAGCATCACCAAACACCTGACCCACAGCAGCACCCTGCTCAGCAAAGTCAGACGCATTGCTGATGGCATCCTTGAGGAATCCACCAACCTGAATCACACCAAAAGATGCAGCCATAGTGGCCAGAGCTGGTGCAATGAAGCCCTTGATTTTGGAGCCAAAGCCAGAGCCAACACCCTTAGCAAGACCAGCACCTGCACCCACACCAGCATCACCAATGTCACCAGCGAGCTGGGTCTTCAGATAACGCTCAAGGTCAACGGTGCCCGGCACAATGTTTACAAAGGCGGTTGCTAAGGCTCTGTCAGCCATCGTTATTCCTTACTAGGGTTCATGCGTCTAAGCTGTGCCAAAACGTCTGCGGTAGATTTCTTAGTGCGCCCAATGCGCTTCTTGCCCTCTTCAGGCCAAGGTGCGGGGTAAGGCTTAGGCTTCTTCTTGCTGTTGACCGCGGCAAGCAACTCATACGAGTGCGCAGCCACAATCCACTCTCTGCTCACTGGGTATTGCCAGTCAGCTGAGGCAGCATGAAGCCAAGAGTTTGTGTCTCTCAGTAGCATTGCCACGAGCATGGTGGCCTCAAGCAGAGACACACCACGCTCAATGTCAAAGAGGCTTAGGCCAAACTTGGTTCTAAAGTCATAGGCCAGTTCGGCGGGGTGCTCTGCAATTAGCTCGCAGAGCTTACAGATTCCCCCACAGCTGCACCCTGAGTCCATCCCTCAAGGAAGACCTGAAACTGGTCAGGGGTCATAGCGTCAACAGCGGCAAGCTCAGCAGAGTCTTCACCCATGACGCTCTCAATGATGGTGAACGCTTGGTCAGCCTCATCCTTAGCCTTGCGGGCCTTACGGATAGCACCCATTGGCAGAGAGGTAAACGATGGGATAGTGAAGTCAACACCATCGTGAGTGAAGGTGTAGGTCTTGCTCTTGTGGTCTTGTGGAGCGGTCATAGCGGTTCCTTACTTAGCGGTTAGTTAGCGGTCTTGTGGGGTGGAGACCTGATGGGGGCAGTGACCGCTCAACTACCCCCATCAGGGGTCTAATGGTTTCTACTCAAACTCAGAGAAGAAGATGTCAGCCACGCGGCCATCAGCTGCATAAGCAGTAACAGTCACACCGTAAGCAACAGCCTCACCGTTCTGAATCTGCTGAGCCTCAACAGACAAGATTTCGCCAGATGGCACGTAGTGACGGATAGCCTTAGCACCATCAACAACGTCAATGACGAATGACTTGCGGCCACCAGTGTTAGTAGGGTTGAGCTCAATCTTGCCGGCTACAAGGTCTCCACCGAAGTAGGCCTCAAGCACATCCTGAGTAGTCTCAAGAAGGGTGAAGGCGTAGGTTACGGTGCCCTCAGTAACAACCTCACGCACAAGGTCAGCGTTCTGCCATGCACGAATCTGGTTGGTTGACTTGTCAACGGTAAACTCAACACCGTCAGCAGAGACATAGCCAAGTTCGGTGAATCCTGTAAGAGCTGCGGTAGAGCTGGCTGGAGCGGTTGCGCTAGTTGCACCGACATAAACCTTGCCAGTGATACCTACAACCACGTTTTCGGCAGTAAGTGCCATGATGGTTTCCTTTCGAAAGGGATTAGTTGCCCAAGCGGGCATGGTTTTCTGCGGTGCAGAAATCTTTAGAGAGTTGAGCCCTTGACAGTGAGCAGCACATCAAGGCTGCGCTTCTCATAAGGGCCCTCATCAGGGAGACGCACAGGGCCAACACGCAACACAGCGTTCTTGATGGTCTCGCCTGCAACATCAGGGATAAGAGCTGCGACAGTCAGTGCCAGCTCAGAGGTAGCCCCATAGTCAAGGCCATACACCTCAACAACTAGGGCAGCCTCACGGAGCACATAGTCACGTTGGCCGTTGTAAGCCACGGTGAGCACCACATCAAAGTCTGGTGCTGTCTCGTCAGGCTGAGCCTTCTTAGTAGCCACACGGATGGTGCCAGTGCCGTGGCCGGCCAGTGCATCTTGGAGATAGGCAACTAGCTCACGTTCAATGTCTGGGAAGATAACTGCCATGTGCCTATCTCTATCTAGTAAACTTGCGTAATGCTGCTCTGAGGTGGTCTACACCGTCACGCTTGAGCGTGTGGAAGTAGGCAGCTAGGAATGTGTCTATGGGTGCGTTGCTGACCACGTTGACGCGCGGTCTGATGCCGCCACGTGACTGCCACTGCACTGTGAAGCCTGCATCTGCGTAGCCATCAATGCGGCCACCAGAGCCCTCTTCAGCTGAGCTGGCTGTGGCCTGAGCCTCTTGTGCAACAGCTGACGCTGTGCCCACTAGCAGGTCTCTGACGGCCTTGTTGGTCTCCATAAACTGGCTGATGCCAGCCTCATCAATGTCTACGCGCACGCCACCACCGAAGAGGTTTGTAGACTTGCGCCTAGCCACTGCGCTTCCTGACGTTGACAACCACGCCAACCTCAAAGTCAAACGGTGGCACCCAGTTCTGGGCATCGCCATCCTTGACCCACTCAGTGCCTCTGACCACGAATCGGTCACCAGACTCAACAGCCGTGCCGTTAGGTAAGTAGAGGGTGAGCTTGGCATCTACAGCGTCACGGTTGATGTCCACAGGCTCATCACCTGTAGTAATACCAATCATGCAGCCATGCACGGTGATGGTGGTTAGAGAGTGTGTGGTGTTGCCATACTCATCTACAGCGTTAGCGCTGCGGCGCTTGATGGTGATGGTCTCATTGCCGCGGAAGAATGACACGGTTAGTCTGCCTCAATGACCATAGGTCTAGGCAGAGGCAGCCACCATGTGTAGTCCACACCAGCATCAGGTGCTGTGTTGACAGAGAACGCCTTGCCACGCTTCTTAGGTGCAAGCAGAGCAACCTCATCAGCTGTAAGCCAGATGTCTTTATCTGAGCCAAAGCTGCGGCCCTGACCGAATGGGCCAGTGCTCTGCTGCCAGTAGGTCAGGTTCTCTGGGTTGCGCAACATACGGCTGACCATGCGGCACACCACAAGGGTGACAACAGGTGCAGCAAGAGTGCCGGCTGTGATGCGGTCTTGAATCAGTGGATACTGAGACAGGATGACTGCCTCAGCGTCTGCGATAAGAGCAGCAACTAGGGCCTCATCTGTTGGTGCGCCAGAGCCCACCCATCGGTCAGTGACATCAGTAAAGGTTGCCCAAGTCATGCGTGCCTTTCACAGGGTAAAAAGTTTAGGGAGAGTGGGGGCCAGAGCCACAAGGGGTGACCCCCACTCAAGGTGTTACTAGGGTTTAGCTAGCAGGCAGGAAGGTCTGCACAGCAGTAGCGCGAAGAACCTTTGCACCGTAGACGTTCAGTGAGCGGATGTAGTCTGCAAACGCAAGCTCCATACGGCCACCCTCAGTCTTAGCAATCTGACCAACGTAACCAACAGATGGGCCGTGGTAAGCAATAGCTGCTGGGCGGTTAGAGGTGTGGGTAAGCAGTGGGTGCTCAATCACAGTGAAGCCAAGCAGGTTGCCAAGCACACCGTTGCGAAGTTCGCCAGCGTCACCAGCAGTGTTAGCAGAGGTTAGCTTTGAACCTTCAGCAAGCAACAGCGATGCAAACTCAGGCGAGACAACAAGGTAACGGTCAGATGCAGGAACAACTGCCTTGCCAAGTGCCTGACGCAGAGCAACAACAGCTGCGAATGCGTGTGCAGGGGTGGTGATAGCTGAGGTGCCAGCAGAGGTTCCGTTCGCCTTCATCTGAGCGATAACGTAAGACTCAGCGTCAGCAGCAAGAGCCGCACCAGCGTCACGAGTTACAGGCTCAAAAGACCCAGCAGACTGCACACGGTCAACATCGTCAACCTTGAACGAGATGGCCTTTTCCTGATTGATAACGAGTGACTGAGTTGAGTCAGACAGTGCATCAATGGTCAGGGTGCGGGTAGAGCTGTAGTCCTGAATAGACGGGGTGGTGATACCAGTAATCTTGACGGTGTTGCCAGTAGCAACCTCACCCTCATACTGACGGTTTAGTGTAGGGATGATGGCCTGAGATGCCTTGAAGTTCTCAAGAATCGCAGCAGACCAGATTGTAGGGATGAAGTTTGAGATAGCCATGGGCCAGCCTCACTTTCTTGTTAGGGGTTAGTTGTTACCCAAAAGAGCATCAAGACGGCCCTGACGCTTTGCTTCCATAACTTGCTCAGGTGTCATAGCCTCAAGCTGCGCACGTGTTGCCTGACCAGCAGGCAGAGATAGTGCGTTCTCAGGGATGACCCACAGCTTGCAGACCGCTTCAGGCTCAATCGAACCTGTGACGATTTGACAGCCGTTACTCAGCTCATCAAAGAAGATGCAGTTGCGGCAGATAAGGCCCTCGCCAATGAATGGGTTAGCCTTTGCTGGAGCGTAGTGAGCACCATCAGCGCCTGTTGACTGGTCAAACTTGCCGTATTCCAGCGATAGCTCAGCCAGCTGCTCAGCCTGTGAGCGTTGACGCTCGTTTAGTGATGCCCATTCGGCACTCTCAGCCATGTCTGCCATGATGTTCTTTCGGTTAGCGCTTGCCCATCAGTTCATCAAGGCGGCCAGACTTACGAGCTGCAACAATCTCTGCGGCAGTCATCGTGTCCAGTTGCTTAGCGTCAGTAATCTGACCCACAGCTTCTGGGGTTGGCTTGCCCTGATTCTCGTCAGGCATAGGGGTTTTGGGTTTGGACTGATTCGCAATGAGCGAGAGCAGTAGGTTTGCCTCAGACTCCAACTCTTCCTGAGTGGTGCCTTTTAGCAGTTTTGTTGCATCTCCAGTAATGCCCTTCTCAGAGGCAATCTTGTAGCGCAGCAGTTCGGCTGTTGCCTGAGAAGCCTCAGCCTTGGTTTGAGCAAGCTCAGCAGCCATACGCTCTTGGAGCGGCTTCTGTGCTTCTTCGTATTCGCGCCACTTGGCAGCCAAATCGTGGTCTGCCTTAGCGCGGGTCTCCCACTTGCGGGCCTCAGCCTTCCAATCAATCTCAGGTGTGCCCTGCGGCTCAGCTGGGGTGTTGTCAGGTTCTGGGGTTACATCGGGGATGTTTTCAGCGTTTGTGTTATCGCTCATTGCGGTGCTCCTATGCAGGATAAAATCAGCCATGCGGCTGCTTGCTGGCAAGTGCCAGAAGTCTTAGATGGTGCGGTTATAGGCCAGTAGCAGGTTCTGGTAGGCCGCACGGAATGCGAGCTTGTCAGCCTCAGACCAGTAGGTGTCATCATCATCAATGCCACGCTCTCGCGTAAAGGCATCAAAGAGTTGCACGTAAGCCTGTTGGAACGTCAAAGGGTCTTCTTTCCATGCCATGATGTGTGTTGCATCAGCCAGCGGCCAAACGGTAAGCCGGCGATGTCAGGGCCATCTATGTTTGCTAGCTCAAACGGTGTTGGATAGCTAGGGTCATTTATGTCTGTGGTTAGCATTCGGAGCAGCAATGCATTGGCATGTTCAGCTGCTGCCATCTTGGCTGCCGTGTCTGCCCTTTTGGCAAGTCCATCTACACGGTTGGCCAGCTCAGCTATCAACTCAGTTGGCTTGCCTGCCCACTGATAGCCAGCCTTGGCCCAAACGTAGCCACCATCACGTAAGCCAGTAGTCAAGCGAATGGTGTTGATGCCGTTTTGCCGATACCATGCCTCAGACCACTGACTGAATTGTGTGCCGAATCCTTGGCCGCGGTAGTCAATGCCTAGCCTCAAGACTGAGTGCTCAACTGAGTTTGCACTCAGGTTGAAGATGCGCTCTACGAATCCCGCTTCAGTGCCGTTAGCATCAAAGATGGTGCCGCTCAGATGTAGCTTGCCGTCACTTACCTCTGTTGAGAGTGGCTTGATGTTGAGGCCAGCAAAACTTTGTCTGTCGAAGATGTTTGCGAAGGCCTTGCGGCGCTCACCAGCTGACATGTTGTAGATGCTCTCTAGGCTAGGTAGCCCTGAGTCTGCCTTGCTAAGCTTGCGCCAGTTGGCAAGAATGTCTTGGCTTGAGCCGCCACTCTTAGATGCGTCTGCGTATTGCTTCTCAAACTCATCGTAGTAATCAGGCCTTACAGGCTGGTCACCATCAAAGAGCGGTTGGATAGTGCAGTGGCAGTGTGAGTGAAACTTGACAGCATAAGTAGACGTTCTGACAGTGCCATTGGTGCTACCTAATGCCATAAGCCTACAAAACTCACAGGCCTTAGCTTGTGCGACACGCTGCACCCGATTTACAAAAGGGTCAAGGCCAGCATTGAAGAGCACAGTGTCACGGTGATACATCGCCACTTCACGTGTAAGCGCATTGTTCATGGCTGTCACGGATGGGGCATGACCACTGCTCTGACGCACACGCATCGCATAGTTGATTACAGAGTCAGCCTTGGCAGCGCGGCGGTAGTCATCGGCATACTGGGCTGCGTAGCCCTGAGAGACCGCTAGAGCGCTCTGGGTGGTTGCTACTGCGTAGCGAGAGCCCTGAGCTCTGACGTTGCCTCTACCAGCCATCTGAGAGGCTGCTGGGCCATAGGTCTCAGCCCACTGTGTGCGCTGTGCATCGTAAAACTGCAAGGCAGCTGTGGCGTTGACACGGCCATACTGGTCAAGCAGCTGCGGCACGATACTGCGCAGCAGTGCACCAAACTCAGACTGGTCAAAGCCTGCACCAACGTTGGCAGCAGCAGCAGCCTCAGCAGTGATGAGGTCATTGACCTGACGCATAGCTGCCTCTTGGGCAACCGTCTGCTCATACTTCCAACGCTCATAAGTGATGCGGCGGCCATCAGCAGTGGTTACATAACTAGGCTGCTGGGTTGTTGCCACTTGTAGCCGCTCTTGCTGCCGTAGCTAGGTCAGCAACAAAGTTGGTTGCAGCGCTCGCAGCCTTCTCAGCCTTGATTACCTGCTTGTCACTGTCGCTCAAGCCAATACGGTTGTAAACAATGTCAGAGTCTGGGGTCAGCACACCTGCCTGAATCAGCTTTACAGCCTCATCAGCAGCAGCTGCACGGGTAGGTGTAGATGCGTCACGCCAGATAGGGCGGATGTTGGCAGCCTCAGCCGGCACAGAGCCGTCACGGACTAGCAGAGCAAGCTTGGCAACCTCAGACCATGTGCGGCCAAACTGGCGCTGACGGCGCTCAGCACGCTTTACAAGGCGGGCCTCCATCTGACGGATAGCGTCAGCAGAAGATGGGTTGTCAGTTTGAAACCCAAGGTAAGACGATGGGATAGCAGTCTCAGCAGCGATGAGCTGTGCATACTGGCGAATCTGCTCAAAGTAGGGTGCAGGGCTGTTGGCAGTAAACTGGCCAACCTGCGGCATCACTCCCTCAGTCTCGTTATACGGCATGCCCATCACGCGGCCCTGAATCACAGACCAAGGGTCAAGCGGGTTGCCATCAGCGTCTTGGAAGACAGACTCATCAGCACCCAGCACGTAACGCTGTGGAGCGCTGTAAAACTCACGGGCCACCTCAGCACCAAGCAGAGTGCGCATCGCAGAGTCTGTGTAGCTGCGCACAGCCTTAGTAATCTCAGAGCGGCCATCAGGGTCACCAGAGCGTGGGTTGTTGACCAGTGGAGCCACCAGCACACGGCCAAGCTTGTGCTCATCACGGGCCACATCAACAAAGGTGCGGCGGTAAGCCTCAAAGTAGATAGTCACGTCTGGCAGATACAGAGACCCACTGAGCACACGGCCCTCTTGGTCACGGTTAGCCAACAGTGCAGCAGTCAAACGGCGTGAGCGTAAGTCATAGATTGCTGTGGCCTTCTTTGGAGACTCAATAGTGATTAGAGTCTCAGCCTCACCCTCCATGCCCTTACCAACAACAACAAAGCCCTTGCCGTAGATGAGCGCATCCTTGTGGCCAAGAGAAGCCTCAAGGTCTAGGTCATTAGAGCGGAAGATGTCATCAAGCCCAAGAGTGTCAGCACCAATGTAGCCCTCAAGGTCAAGGCGCTCTTCAAGCACGTCAACAGCAGTGCCGGCCCAGCCCACCACAGAATCAACAAGCTTGAGGCTAGGTGGGATAGAGATGCCCAAATCCTTGAGACGGTTCTTGCCCTCGTAGTAGCGCTCTAGCTCAGAGTTCTTGTGGTCATGGTGCGCGAGCTTGGCAGCAAGGCGCTGAATAAGCATCAGCTCATCAGTGGTTAGGCTCATAGGATGGTTGCCCTTCGGGTAGGTGTAGTGCGGTCTTTGCCTTTTATGGCTTGGCGCGCGCCATTGGCTAAAACGGCACAAGCAAGAAGGTCTACCTTGCGGGGAGAGTTCTTCTTCTCTTTTCTAAAGCTGCCCGCCTCTGTGGCCACAGCGTTTAGCACGTGGCGCTCTAAGCGCGGGTCTTGGTCTCCACCGATGTCTTTAGCCACAAGGTCAGCAATAAACTGCTGGGCCATGGGTGCAATGCGGTGATTGGTAGGGGGGATGCGCTCAACACGCTTGCGCCAACGCTTAGACCACTCCAAGACATCTGGCTCATAGAACGATGGGTCACACCAGAGCATCTTGACGTTGTAATCTTCGAACATGCGCTCAATAGCGCGGTTCACATCAGCACGGTCAACAGTCCAGTCAGGGTCTGTGAAGTCTGGCTCCCAGCACGCCATCACGCTCATGGTGCCTGTGGCCACATCAATGGCTACAAGGCCTGTAGCGTCACCAGAGACCGAACCATCAAAGCCAGCGCAGATAGTGGCACCCTTGGGGATAGACTGCTCACGCTTAGCCTCAGACCAGTGGTGAGGTGATACAAAGTCTTCACCAGCAAGACGCACCCACTGATTGAGCCTGTAACGTTGGAAGCCTGCGAAGCCAGCAGAACCTGCGGATGCAATAGCTGCTTCGAAGTCTCCAAGGTCTAGTAAGCCCTCAGCCAGATTGGGGTTAGCTTTGCGCCACGTCTCAGGGCTTGTAGGGTCATCTTCAGCATCTGCCTCCCATGACCAAAAGCCAAAGCTCTTGTCATCAACATCGCCAGCAATCACACGTTTGCCATGCTCATAGAGCCGGCCCAGTAAAGTGTCTGTGTTGCCGCCTGCGGTGCTAATGCCCAGAACCAATGATTCGGGGCGGTCAGCGCTACCTGTGGTAAGTGCCTCCCATAGTTCATCGCCTCTGGTGTTGGAGGCTGATGAAGGCCAACTGTGCACCTCATCTGCGATAACGAGAGACGGGCCAAGGCCGTGGGCTCTCATCGCATCGGCGCTCAATGCACGGTAGACAGACCCCTTAGAGGGCATCTCCATGGCATCGCGGTAAACCTTGATGATGCGAGACAGTGAGGGGTTGTTGAGCACCTGCTGTCTAGCCTCATTGAAAACAATCTTTGCCTGAGCACGGTCACCAGCTGCGCTGTAGACCTGAGACCCCGGCTCACCAAATACAAGATGCTCAAGAGCGTAAGTAGTGCCCTTGATTGACTTGCCGTTCTTGCGTGGCTCCAACACCAGTGCGGTGCGATACCTCAGCAAGCCTGTAACAGGGTCAGTCTCAAAGATGCGGTCAGTCAACCAAGACTGCCAAGCAGTAAACCTAAGCGGCTCACCAACCTTGAAGCCTCTTGAAGCCTTTAGGGATGTGGCAGCAAAATCAACAATGTCTGGGCCGCGGGTAGTGCTGCTAAGACTTGGCGTATACCAGCGCGGTGCCCAGCTAGGGTCAGGCGGTGGCAGCACGCTCATGGCGGCGCTTCATCAAATCGTCAAGCTCATCACGCACACGCACCTCAGCAAGGCCAAGGCGAGAGCGGTCAGCAGGGCTAAAGCCAATAGCAGCCATCCAAGCAGTCATCTGAGACCGCAAGTTAGAGAGCTGAGTGACCAAAGGATGAGTGACAAGCTGGCCGTTGCTGGTGGCGTAAAAGCGCTCAACCTCACCAGACTTCAACAGCCTGCGAATCTCCTCATGCTCATCGTGAGCCTCACACAGCATCCTGATGATGGTCTGGTCAGAGTCAGGGGAGAGCCAAGACTTACCCGCAACCCAGATGTGCTCCCACAGCAGCAAGCCATCAGGGCCAAGCACAGGGGCTGTAGGGATACCAGACGCAGCTGCAAGACCCTCACCGATAGCAGGGGCATCAGGCAACACACGCTGACCGGGATTACCCGCAGCGCGCTTCATCTCAACAGGCTTAGAGGGCCTGCCTACTGGTCTACCTGTTGCCATGCGGCTATCTCGTTTCTACCCATGCGGGCTAAGTGCAGCCCATGCGGGCAGTAAAGGTGATGCAAAGGGTGATGCAAAGAATCAAAGACTATCGAACAAACGTTTCAAGGGGGGGTCTGGATTTCGCAGAGCTGTATGTCAGCTAATCGTGCCGAGTGAAATTCTGGGCTGGGGGGAGGGGGTTACCCCACCTGTCCGAACACTTGTTCTCATCGTCTGCGTTTTATCCTGTTGTTGTTGGCTGCTTGTGCTCCCTCTTGGCTGCTCTTTATGCGGTGACAGTGTGGTGGTGTCTTGTCATGCACAGCTTTGAGGTTGCTGAGACTGTGGTCATCGCCTGCTATTACGTGGTCAACAGTGTCTGCACCGTCTTGTCCGCATAAATAACAAATAGATGAATCTCGCTTCAATACTATCAGTCTACGGGTAGCCCAGTCCTTGGGTAGGCGTTCCCTGCGTGTCGTTCCTTGCCATCTTGGTCTCTGGTGGGTGGGGCATCTGCCCTCATAGGTGGCGTGCTCTCTACATCCTGCGTCTAGGCATGGGGTGGGTGCGAGCATGGGCTATGTGTTGAGACCTTATAGGTGGTGGGGTGAGTGTTGC